TACTCTTGCTTCTGTATAGTATAAATTAGTATCTTCTGCTACGTCAGCTGTATCTAAAACTACAACACCAACCGCACCATTTACAGAAGTTACTGCACCAGTTACATCAGCTGAAGCTATCGTAAAGTCAGGATAAGTACCGCCAATTGTTATATTACCAGCATCAGTTAAGGTTACTGTTTGGTCTGTAAGTTTGGCATTGTTAGCTGTTATGTCAGAAGCCTGTTGCGCGGTGATTCCTGTTTTAGCTGTGTTTGCTGCAACACTTGTATTTGCACTTACTCTAGCTTCAGTATAATATAAGTTTGTATTTTCTGCTATATCTAAAGTATCTAAAACTACAACTCCAGTATCACCATTCACAGAATTAACAGCACCTACTACATCGTCAGATGCTATAGTGAAGTCAGGATAAGTACCCGTGATAGTAACGTTTGCACCTTCAGTTAAAGTAACCGTTTGGTCAGAAACTTTACCGTTGTTAGTTACAATATCTGCAGCTTGTGCAGTAGTAATGCCAACCTTAGCTGTATTTAAAGTTATCTCATCTTGTACCGTAGTATCAAGAGCAACCTCATTAGCGGTAACAGTAATACCTGTACCAGCAGCTACGTTTAAAGTAACGTCTCCTCCAGTACCTCCTCCTGTAAGACCGTCTCCCGCTTCAACTCCTGTAATATCCCCTGCTACTCCTGTAGTCCAAGAGAAAGTTCCATCTGCGTTTGAAGTAAGGATTTGACCAGCCGCACCGTTTCCAGTTACTTTTAGTTCATCTGCTCCTACAATGTTATCATTAAGCATATCTTCTGTAACGAAGTTAGCTCCATAGATTTCATCGTTGTTTTGATTTAGTTTATCAAAGGCATTTCTTAACTGGTCTCCTGTACCATCGTTTGCCGTACTACCAATATTTACCGTTTGTTTAGCCATTTTATTTTATTTAAAGTTGTGTTGCGTCTGCTGTGTATAATGTTGTATCTGCTAATATGTTTGTGTTGTCTGCTGAAAATCCTAATACTCCAGCCCAACACTCAGGTGCTGAAAATTGCGGAATGTCATCCGTTGTGTTAAACGTATCTCCGAAAGTAGTTGAGCAGTATACTTTACCCCAGTTAATGCTATTTGCCATACTTATACAATAGTTTATTCTCTATTTTGTTATCTATGTTGTTTAGATAGTTAGTTAGTTTGATTACGTTATCTTGTTTAGGCTTATAAGTACCTACTTTCTTTCTTTTCATAATTTACTAGAGCACCCAGCCACTAAATGAACTGTCGTAAGATGGGTTAATATCGTCGTTAGTATTAGTTCTGTACTCAGGAAACAATGTGTTGTTAAAACTCATATAAGAAATAAACCTTTCTGTATAATATTGTGCTAAGTCTCGTTCTTTCTCAACTAAGTAATCTACTTCGTCTTTTGATACGTTTTCAGCGTTCTCACTAGAATGCTTAAATACGCCCTTATTAGCGATTGTATAAGCTGCAAAGGGTAAATACTCCACCATTGCCCAATGTATCAGCATAGGCTTTATATGGACGTTTACAAGGCTTAGATAGTCTCCTGTTAAAGTACCTGCAATTATATCGGCTTGTATCTTCTCAAATAGGTCTGTACCTAAGTAATTTTGTATATGTATATCTTGAGCGGTTTTAATCCATTGAATAAAAGAATCCGTATCTACGTTTCCATTCATTGCAGTAAATTTAACTATGTCTGCTCTTCCTATTAATAGTGCTTCTGCCATTTTCTTATTTGTTTACAAAACCGTTGTTAGGCATATCGGTTGGTCGTTTAGCCACATTTGATTCGTTCTTTTCAGGTGTAAAACCTTCTTTCTTTGCTTTGTTTACACTTACCTCTGCTTTTGGATTCTTTGCATCTGGTGTAGTTCCTTTAGCCATATACGTTTTTCTCATCCAGAAATGGTGACAATCACCACCACCTTTAAATTCCCAGATAGAATAAGTATCAGCTCCATTTAATCCCCAACCTGCATTAACCGCTTGGTTACCCATTTGAATAATATCTTCTTTACGGTATATCTTTTTAGATGCAACCATCTTAGAACAGAATTCTCTACTATTTGCAGAAGCCTTTAAAGGTGCATATTGATAGCGAACCTTGAATTTCATTCCTTCAGATTCACCATCTTGCTTACTCTTTGCATTTGGTCTTGCAGCTCCTGTAGAAGCTAAACCTATCATTTTATCTAGCGTTTCTTCTTGGTCATAGTCTACTTGTCTTTCGTCTACTAATTCCCATTCGTCTAAATCTTCTTCCTCTCCTAGTTCATCTAGCAAATCAAAAGCCTTTTCATCGTTAAAAGAATACTTAGATAATTTAACACCTGTTTCTTCTTCCCGTGCTTCGTCTGTTATTGCGTTATCTGTATCAATGAATTCTAGCGGTTGTAGCGTCTTAAAATATAATTTTAGTGATATACCATTAAAAGCTAATATATCGTCAATACAGTCTATTAAAAGGTCTTGATACGGTCTTATAGTAACGTTATTGAATAACAAGGATGCTGTTTTGATTTCATCAGCGTTATTTCCTAGTCCGTTGTTACCTGTTCTTATCCCTAAAAGTAAAGGTGAAGTAATACGGTGAGCAACCATTAACTTGTTTGAACACTCAGTAGATAGATACTCGTAGTGCGCAGGTGCATCGTTTAAAGGGACATCATCTATCGTAGTCTTGCTTTCAGCGTTGTTATTAAAAGCAATGATTACCTTCTCTCCTCTGCTTCCTGTAAGCTTACGCATTACATCGTTCTTGATACTTAATTGTTGGTCTTGGTCAGGAACTCCATTATTGAAGTTTACTACCTTAGTTCCACTAAAACCATTAGTTACGTCATTGATTAAATAATCACTTACTTCACTTTCTAGTTCTGCGTATGCTAAACCTCCTTGATAATCAACAGGAGCGTAGTAGTCAAAACCAGATACATATCTCTTTGCTATTTTAATTTCAGGCTCTGAACCATTTCCACAACCAAAGGCTGCAATTCTTTTGGGTTTGTCAGACGGTTTGATATCAACCCAATCTGGATGGTAGTAATAAGCTTCTATTTTTCCTTCTTCGTTACATTTCTCTGCTCGTAGAGTCTGTCTAGGAAAGTGTTCTGCCTTATATACCTTTTTGTCTTTATATGTAACTTGAAAGCTTGCCTCCCCTAATAGTTTTAAATCTAAAGAAACTTTACGCAAGCAATCGTTTGAAAAGATAGAACGCATTGCAGCATACTCTTCTGTTTTTGTAGAACTATCTAGAGCATCTAATCCTTTACCAAATATCATAGACGAAACTCCTTCAATAATAGCATTGTTAGTTGTGCTATTAGTAAATAAGTCAATTAGATATTGGTAGTAATTATTATCCGTTCCGTAAGCTACCCAGTCTTTTCTTTTATCCTCAGATATTTCAGGCTTGTTATACGTTGATAAACTAATTACGTGTAATCCGCCTTGTTTTTGGTTGTTATTTCTTGCCATTATAAAACTATAAAGTCGTTAGCTATTGTATTTTTAATGTACTCGTTATCGTTTACGCTGTATGTAGTAACGTTTTGATTGGTACAGAATATTTTATCTTTAAAAGTTACGTTAGTTCCATCTTTAATTTCTAGCATATACATTGTGTTCTCTACTAATGTAAAAACACTACTGTATTGAAAGTAGTAATCCAAAGCTGTAAAGGTTGTAGTCGTAGAACTAAAAACTTCCTTGTTGGTTGTTTCGTCTTTTATTGAAATAGTATATGTAGTTCCAGAAGTGTATTCTCTTGGTATAAAATTAAGAGTCTGGCTATCTGTTGAACTTTGTAATATCGTCATACTTATACAATACTTTTTTCTTGTTTTTGTTAAATGTAAAGCATAAAAAAAGGGGCTAATTGCCCCCTTTAATATTAATTCAGTTCTACCTATGAATTAGTACCAACTGTAATAGTTACCGTAGCACTACTCATACCCGCGTATGGGTCGGCTGATGTAGGACTAGCTACAAAATTTGCTGGTTGCACTTCCTGACCTACAAGAGTTAACGTATAACCGCTTAAATCTGCCATCGCTGCTCCTGTTACAATTGTACCTCCAGTTATTTCTGCGCCATTTTCTAGTCCCATAATAAATAC